CAGTGTCCGCAGGTTCTGTAACTTCACCCTCAGGTTGTTGACCAGCAGCAGGACCCTTATTTCCGTATAACTTATCAATATTACTAAACAAACCTGTACTTGTGATAACTTCAGCAGTTTTTTCAAGTTCAGCCGCAACCGCTTTTTCAATTCTCTGTTGTTGGATATCAAGTTTGATTTCTTCATCAGAGAATCCTAATATGTGTTTCTTAGCCCAAGATGAAGATACTGGTTGGATACCATTACCGGGATCTGAAACCGCATCTTTGTAAAGTAAAATCTTTTCCTTCCAGTTTTCAATCTTTAATAAATCTGCTTGTGTTGATGGATTTGTCAAACCTAAAGTAAAGTTTGTCAATTCATCTTCAAATCCAAGAACAAATAGGTGGATAATTGCAATCTTATTCAATTCTTGAACCATCGATTTTTGTATTCTGTTGATGGTACGGGCAAATCTAATATCTTGTAACGCCAAATTTTTACCATCACCAACAACCTCTTCAAATCCCAAAAATGCCTTAGGAACACGAAGTGCCGTCAACAATTTCTTTTGGATATATTCAATATCAGCAATTTCAGATAAGTTCTGAGCTCCTGGTAGTGTATCGATTGGGTTTGGTGCATTCGGGTCACGAACAGGAATAAAGTAATCCTGATCAACCGCCATTTGGTTGTAACGCATATCTACGTTACCATTGTTCGGATCAACAATTTGATCTCTTTTAAATTGGTTAGCAACACGGTTTACGTAAGGTTGAACGTCCTTATCGTCCATATTACCAACAAAAATTTTGAACACTCTTCTCTCAGGTGCTCTTGAAGTTCTATAGATTAACATCGCGTCTTCTGACAACAAAAGTTGTTTCCAAATACGACGTGCCTTTTCCAACATAGAAGTACCATACGGGAGTTTTCTATCATCACCTAACAAACGGAAATGTGCAATTTCCCAAGTATTGAATTCCATATTCTTTTCTTTCCATAAGAACTTCAACGCATCGTTCTCACTTTGAACCGCACCTCTGCCAGGTGTGAACTGCATACCTCTTTCCATTCTTTCAACTTGGAAATTCGGTAGTTGTTGTGCACCCATAACACCCTGTTCAGGGTCAAGTTTTAGATAGACAAAATTGTCACCATACTTACAAGTGTTTCTTGTCCACATCGGTAAGTTAGTGTTGATATCCAATCTATTGTTGAATAAATCTGCCAAGATACCTTTGATTCTTTTAGATTCTGAGTAAATCTGTAATATAAATCCATCTTCATTTGTTGTTGTAGATTCTTCTGCGTAGATGTCGAGTGCTGCTGAAATTTCAGGAGTATACTCCATCGACTCGTAGTCGTAGTATGATGCCAATCTTGTTGGTTCATAGTAAACGGCTTGGGTGTATAAATTGTTTTCTACCTTTGTCCACTGTTGGGAAAGGTACATAGATTGTTGAGCTTGTAACTTCTCCCTTTCAAACTCGTTTTTATCTGTAGTCTTAAGAAGTTCTTTTTTGTCAAACTTGTAAATAGGAGATTGTTGGTCCAAAGTAGAATCCGGTCCAAAAACCTGACTTAATCTTTGCCAAATTGTAAAATTTTTCTCCGCCATTATTTAATTTTTCTTATAAATAGTAAGTCAGTCCTATTTAAACTGAATATTATCTTCCAAAGAGCCAGGAGTATTTAGCATAATCCTGTGGTTGTGGATTATACGTACCAGGTCTTGCTCCTCGATTATTAGAAGCTGGAAGCGCAGGATGGAAGTCCCTAACTGAATTTGATGGTTGATGTTCTTGTACCGTCCAACTCTCCAACATAGATTTTGTTTGTGATTCAGCACGTTCCAAAAGACTGAATGAGTTTTCAGCAACATAGATTGGCATTGCACAAGCCATAATAAGGTCATCGTGTTGTCCCTTAAGGTGATCAGGTCTTCCGTTTACGTAAACAAAGGTATTCAATTCATTCAACATTCTTGATGAACGAATCTTAAATCCGTGTCGTAATGCCTCCTCAAATGCTGCAACAATCTGAACACGTTTTGAGTTAAAGTTTATACCAGGAATTTTGTCTTCCATCTTCGGATTATACTTCCACTTGTCGGCAATATTCACACCATCAACGTATAAGTTTTTGTATCCAAGTTCTTGCATTTTTCTCGATGTAGATACTCCCATACCACCGGTGATGTCTATCACCACAAACGCAGAATACATCGTTGCCCATTTCATAGCAATCTCAGCGGCAATATCTGGTGGTATTTTACCAAGATATTCCAATACCTGTTCCCTTTCATCAAAATCGATGATACAGAACGTGGTGAAGTCTTCAGAATCACCTCTTGATACGTCAATACCCATAATGTACCTATGGTTGGCTTCAGGTTCTTTCCACTGCCAAATTGCACCACCCATAAACTTATTAACTGGTGGTTGGATGTCCTGTTCTTTCATACGTTCGATAACATCAGGTGGTATTACACTATCACCTGACCCCAAGAAATTACATTCTAATTCCTGTGCAATCTTTCTTCTATCAAACTTAAGTTTCTTTGCCATAGATTCAAACCAAGAAGAATATGGTTTGTATCCATCGTTGAAGTGTTTTTTGATCTCCTCGAAGTCTCTCTTACGTGGATCCACATCTTCATAACTCAAGGTTATTTCTTCATCCTTATACTCTGAACGATTCAGCAAATAATGAACGATATCTTTAACTTTGATTAGTTTCAGATCTTTAGCGTAACGGGGATCTCTATACCAAAACATCTCCGTGATTTTGAAGTCGTTCATACCACGAAGTGCTTGTTCATAGATTCCGTAGTAAATAGGGTCAAATCCGTTAGGTGTTGAGATCACGATAACCTTACCACCCGTAGATAGTGACGCCATACACGCAGACCAAAAGTCTTCATCCGCGTCAATGTACGCAGCCTCGTCAAATATAAGAATCGTGGGGGTATAACCACGAAGTGCGTCCTTTGAGGTTGCAACCGCTTTAACCTCACATCCGTTACTTAATTTAAAGTGTTTTTGTGCGTTTTTCTCACCAGAAAAACCGACACCCATCCAATCAGGCCATTGCTCAACAAATGCTCTGATTTTGTTTGCCATTTCGATGGCAGTATCCTGTTTGTTCGCAATAATCAGGATTTTTTCTGGCTTTGTTTTTTTTGCAAATACCAAACGCTTAGAAGCCCAAGCGGAGGTAACCGTGGATACTCCAGCCTGTCTATACTTCAAAGCAATATTTTCTTCGTATGTGTCGTAATCCTCAATCAGACTTATCTGATCGGGAAAAAGATCCAAAGGGACGTATTGAGATTGGGTATTGTCGTATGTTTGAAGATATGTCTTTAGAGCATACGTGGTATTCTTCGCACATTTTGCGTATTCAAGTATCGCTTGCTCTCTTGATAAGTTTGACATTCAAACATAATTAGTAAGTTTATTTACTAGGTCCAATACCTAATGTACCCAAGAAATCGTCCAAATTAAAGTCATCATCGTCATCAAAGTCACCAGACAACGCATCTTCGAATGCCTGACCCTTCAATTCCTCAATAATTTCCTCGACCATTTTAGCAACTGCCTTTTTACCATTTTCAGTTCCTCCCATAATTTCCTTAGCTAATTCAAAGAATTGTTCGGTAGAAAGTGATGAGAATCTCGAGAACAAATAGTTTTGGATTTCTCTAAGATCATCTTCGTAGATCTTGTCAGGATATGATTGAGTGAACTTTTCCCAAATAACTGGTCCGAGTCTCAAATCCCATACCTCATAAGGTAGAGTGTCCTGTGATGCCATTACCATTTCAGCTGCTTTAGGATCGTCAGGAAGACCCTGAGTACCCATAACCTCATAAACACCCTTCAATACCTCGTGAACCAAGACAGGGAAGAATACTCCACGTGCCTTAATTGTAGGTGGATCAGTAGTATCATCAATCTCCTCTGTGCCGGCAACTCCTCCACCGGATCCTGCCATCATATCCATCATCTCATCAGGAATAATCCAATACAATAAATCGTTGATTGACATTAAAACTCCGTAAAGATTTAAAAGTTTTGGATTTATTTGATTTAACTCCTCCTCAACAAGACTAAACATATAGTGTCCTTTTTTGGAAGCTCCCTGAATAAGTGAGTTAATAAAACGTCTTTTCGCCTTTTCCAAGTCGAACTTATCAAATGCTGCCATAAAATTTTCCAAATCTTCTTCAGCCTCATCTTCACTAACGCCAAAGGTTTGTTGAATTTCTTCTGATGATGGTTCTTCTGATTGTTTAGCCAATTTAGAAGTATCCATTTGACCTGGTGATCCAAGTAATTTTACATCGTACTGAAACGCATCATCAGGAATAGACATTTCTCTTTTTACCAACTCTACCGCCAAGTTCTCCAACTGTTCTTCATTACCGTTCTCAATTTGCTTAACTTGTTGAACCGCACTCATAAGGAGACGTTGCAATTGCATAAATGCATTTTGTCCTGAAATGTCTGTCATTCCAGTGTAACGTTTTACCTTTTCAACAACATCCTTAAATCGTTTTGATGCTATAAGTTCTTCAAATGTTGATTGTTCGTCACTCTCAGGAAATGCAGGATTATCCGAAAGTGGCGTTTCACCTTTTTCGATCTTACTTTGAATGTCCGGAGCCATTCTTTCAGGTCCGTCATATTGAATTCCTTGTTCGTTAATCTTTCTTTTCATCCTTGAATGTAATGTTTAGTTCATCAAAACTTAGTTCCTTTGGTAAACGTGCCTTTGGTTTTGGCTGATGTTTAGGTTGGTAAGGAGTTTTTCTTTCAGGTTTACCAGGAACCGTCTTAGGATCCTTAGTTGGTGCTTCTTTGGTTCCAGGGGATTCCAATAGACCCAATAAATCTTTCTTAGTCATAGTTTCGGTAGTGTATTTCTTTACCAAAGATAGTAAAGATTCTTCAATCTGCCTAACCTTATCCTCGTATGACTCTTCCTCAACCTTAGTGGGGAGACCTTTATGTTTAGTACCAGCAAACTTGTCAATCTCTTTTTTGGTCATTGCCTTAGCCGCTTTTTTAACCTTATCAGAAACCTCAGAAGGTTTTGTATCACCTTCTTTATATGATTTAACTAAACCCATAAACTTCTGTTGTTGTTTGGATACCGCTCTTTCTTTTATTTCAGATTCGATAGACATACCGTCAGCATCATTTTTATCCATCGCCTTATCATCCTCAGGATTATTACCATAATCTGCAGGTCCTTTATCTAGTGACGATACTCTTTGGTCGGGATCCAAACCATCGTTTGATTTTTGAGTTTGAACTAATTGACTTGAATCGTCCATTTCCTCATCGTTATCATCTTCACCAACTAAACCAGATACTTGATTTTGAATGTCAGATAAACCTTTTTTTACTTTTTCGATTTCAGGATTTAACTGTCCTAATTTTTCGGCAGCACTACCTTGTTCTGATATAA